GCTCAGGCTGTTTTTGTCTTGCCATTGTTATGTGAGATTATTGGTTTAAATATTTGCATTTAGGTATTTCACATACCATTCGTTGATTCGCTTTTCAAATGTTGAAATATCAACAAGTAGTTCAGCCCCGTGCGCTCCCTCCACGTCTACTAATACAGTATCGAGTTTATCGCCTTCTTGTAGGTCTTTGTTTAGCGAGCTGGCGTTGTATGCAACCAGTTTCAATGGGTTGAATTTGTATTCAGTTTTTGGTAAATCGTAGTAGTCGGTATCTACGCCCAAACCTTCCATCTTTTCCTCTTGCTTAGAGTTGAATAGTACTGATGGGAAGCTGATAAATTTGTCTGTGAACATATAAGTTAATTTTGGTTTACTTCTTCAGGTTCGGTAATACCTTTTTGGGTTACGAACTCCCTTAAGGCTTTGCGAATGTCAGGGAGCGGTGTTTCGATGATATAAATTTCACTTACCGTGTCCTGCCACTCACCCCCGTAGCGTTTAGCCAGTTTATCTTCTAATGGTATATAAGCGCTTGCCTCTACTTCTGAGACGGTATTATGGGGGAATGGTATTACCTTAATTAATTTTAAATACTTTGCCTGCTGTACAGGGTTGTTTTGATACAATGAACGGATATACCTTTCTAAAGCGTCATCTTTCAGGCTATCAGGCGCACCGTTACGGCACATATCGTAATAATATTGCGCTAAGTCCTGCGGGGTTTCTAATATGTAATTCCTACCGTAGCTAATACTGGCTCCTTTCCATTGGTTAGAAAACCAGTACTCACCAATATAGTCGGCTATCATTTTTTGGGTCTTCTCCGCCCAATCAGCAGTGCTATTTAACCGTGAATATTTGCCCTGCAGGTTTGTAAGGGTCTTCGTAGCGGTTTCTTTCGTGTCTTTTGCATCACCCGTCCCACTTATGCCGGACATCTGGGTGATGTTATAGCACCAATGCGTAGCATTTATGAGGTATTCTAACGCTATCAAATCCTGGTTCTGATGTTTTAATATGTCTATTGGCGGTGCTACATATCCAAACAGTTTCTCAAAAGAGAACGACGGCACTTTTTCAAGTATCTCAATCGGGAATTTAGCCACGTCACTGTATTTAGTACGTGTTTTATACCCCGTACCTTTACATTCAGGGCAATCTTCGCCCGATTTCTTGCCTTCCCCTTTACAAGAAGAACATTTCAACAGGGGTTCTATGGCTTTCGCAAATCCATGGTAGTTTTTGCTTAAATCCCTTACGCTTCTATCGTAGAAAAAAGCATCGGCTAATTCTGCTACGGGTTCCAAAGGGGAAGAAAAACACATCGGTTCGTCAAACCGCATGATATCAGAAACTATAAATGCCGGGGTACGGCTCCATGCATGCTTTAATGGGTTCTTTTGCGTCATCGTAGCAATTACGATACTGCCCCCCTCTATTTTATAAACCGTGTCCTGTTCGTCGTCTATGAAGCGGTAATACCCTGTGTTAGCTCGTTTGTTACCCAGATTGCCTACTGGAACATCTGATACTATCCCGTATTCAGCCAGTTGTTTATAGCTCAGGGTGAAACAAACATATTCTAATTGCCTGCCGTTAGGTAAATAGTCGAATATCTCCTCCGTACTCTTATACGTAGGGTAGCATTTTGGGACACCCATACCACCATTACCTACTTCATTTGATACTTCTGCCTCCATTAGAATGACACTCATTGGGTCGCACCTATAGGCATTCAAGGCAAAGTTTCTAACCCACTGTAAGAGAGATACACCATACTGTACGTTGTCTGCCAGCATGTTCATTCGCTTTTCGTTCTCAGGGGTTAGGTTATACTGTACACTGCCGCCTCGTGTGGTAAAAACCTGGTCTTCTTCAGCCAATAGTCGTCGAAACAGGTCTTTGTTGCTTATAGCGTACTCTTTACGGGTTTGATACAACTCTTGCCCCTCCCAATAGTCGCGGCGTTTTAACGCCTCTTTCATACCAACGCCATGCACATGCATCATTAGTTGCGTACGCTGCTTTCTGCCCAAATCCAATAAATGTTTATTCGGATTGGTTAGAATTATGTCTTTTACTTGGTCAATCGAGTACTTACCCATTTTCTATATAATAACCGTAAACAGTGCTTTTACATTCTCATTATCAACAGGTCGAGGTAATCGGGCGAGCGGCCTAAAAGCTCTTTCATCAAATCCTTTTTAATGATCCGCTTCTTCTTTTCGTCGTTCGTCACGGTTTCAGCTTTCAGTACACCTAACTCTTCTTTTATCAGCTCCTCGGTATCGGCATCGCATATTATTCGCATCAGCCTCTTATTCACCATTTCGGCCAGTTTATAGCCACATTCACTCTTCAGGTTCGCGTATTCTACATTATCTATCGCACTACTCCCACCGTGAAACTCTTTTATCCCTGTTAAGTAACTTTCCAAATACGCCCCGAGCCCGTCACTATCTACTACTGTTTGGCTGCGCGGCACCCCTTCTCTTATCATTACTTGCTTCAGGTCGTTTTCTATTTCTTTACCGGTCGATTTGCCTTTTACTATTCCTTTTGTCAGGTCAAGCACGAACCCATCCCACGGCCCTATTATAAACCTGTCCCTGCCCTGCATTGCTAAATCCGAACTGATGTACTTTTTACCATCCCCTTTTATGTGTTCATTCGTAAACAGGTCACAAATAGCGTCATAATCACACAATACTGTCGGGTCATCGTCATACTCCCAATTCCCGTATAACAGCCTTTCCTTACTCACTTTGTCCAGCGCTAACAGGTTGTCGCGGTAGTGTTTGCTGATAAAAGGATTGTCATTTATCAGGGATTGTATAAACGCTCTGCCTATCTGCAATAACTTGTTCTTTGCCGGTAAGTAGAAGTTGGAATACACCCACCCCTTAGCAGGGTTACACGTCCCTAATATTTTGGGTATCAGCCCGTATTCATCCAGTTTGTACCGTATCCGCGATTGTAATACCTGCCATGCCTTATATACTATCTGGTTGCACTCATCCACAAAAGCCCCGGTTATCTCCAAAGAACCCAGCTCATCAAAGTTTGGGTCTGATGGGTAGTATTTCAGTTCCTTTAGAAGTATCTCGGAGCCGTTGAAAAAGGTTATCCGTGCTTTAATCTCGTTGTATTTGTAATGTATGTTCGGCTTTAACCCCTGTACACTAAACACCCAAAACAGGGTATTGAGCGTAGTTTCTTTCAAGGTTTTCAGCGTCTCACGGCCTATTACCCACCTGGTACCTGCATATTTCAAAGAACATTTCGTAACCCAATAACAACCTAATGCACTTTTTGCACCACCAGCACCACCCCCAAATATCAATTCACGGGTTATCTTATCTTCCAGCACATCAAGTGCTTTGGTTTGTTTTTTGGTCAGTTTCATGCATCCCCACCCATACTATTTATCGTAGGTCTTTTCTTCTTGCCAGTTTACAGTGATACTACTGTCAATCTTATCAGGTGCGTTGTAACCCAACATCTTACAAATGCTATCCAAAGCTGCTTTTTTATCGTAAGCCTTTACTTTCCGGTTCATGCCCAATACTACCCCGTCACTGTCTTTCTCTTCGTAGCTTTCTAAGCTTGCTAATGCTGCCGCTGTATCGTCGTCCAATTCATGTATTGCCTTTAACCCTCCATTCTCATTATAAACCTTCCTAATGTCGAAAAAGGCAATCTTGGCATACTCATTTAGCACTCTTTCTCTGGTTACTTCCAACTTATTTGAGGTTATATTTTGTAATCCTGATATGTATGTCTGTATTTCAGGTTTTCTCAGGTTCTCGTCACCAATTGAATATGCCGTCTTTTCACTGTATCCTGCCCTTATTGCTGCCTGTGTAGCGTTCAAATCCACCAGGTATTCTTCACAAAACCGCTTTTGCTTATCGGTAAGCTTTTTCTTCACTTCGGGTTTCTTAGTCTGCTTTGGCATCTGCTAATTTTTAGCTTGTTTTATCGCTTACCCATAGTGACGAAATGTCTAATGGTGCAAACTGGAAAGAATTTGCTTCTATGCCCATCTTTGAAGTCAAAGGGCTTTCAACATATCCTCCATGTAGCAATAGCACACAATTCATTGATTTTACTTCCCCCGTATTATCATCTATTGCGGTTTCATGCAGCTCGCTAACTCTGTTATTTGCGACATATTTCATCGTGGAGCCTACGGGCATAGCTATTTCTGCATTCGGGTCGCATTTTTTCAGCTCGTTTATCAATTCAAATACTTTCATTTGCTGTTTATTTTTATGGTCAAACTCTCCCAACACACATGCTCATATTCCCGCTGGGCTATCCTCATCCTTTCCTCCAGTCGCATAAATCCTTCCTTTAGTTCATTGCATAGCTTCTCATTGTTTCTGAAAGGGATGATGATATATGACCAAGGGAGTGACATTATTTGCTATCTGGTATGTTTATATAGCCCACAATGGCTCCTAATCCTGTGCAAACACCTACACCATACACTATTTCCCTTTTATAAGATGGTTTAAAATCAGAGGTACAGAACTGATACGCACAGCGGCAGTACCCAAATAGTATTGCAATAGCAAGTAGGTAGT